GGAGCCTAGCCGATATTACAAACTGGGTATGGGGGTAGTCAACATAATTCAGGATGTGGCCATGCATGATTAGAGGAGGAATGTATTATGCAAAACGAAGCTTTACCAGTAAGAATTGAAGGTCCGGTTAAAGTAGAGGCGGAAGTAAAAGCAACCTTGGTAGGCGATAACGGGAAAAGTGCTTATGAAATTGCTTTAGCACATGGATTCGTAGGAACCGAGGAGGAGTGGTTGGAATCTTTAAAAGTGAAGATGCCTAACTTATCTGGCGTTGTTTCAGCACTTCAAGGTAAGAACGTTCTTATTAATAGCGGTACCCTTGAAGCGATATTAACTGCTATTGTCCATGCATTGGCTGAGCAACCTTATGCACCACTTACCTTTAACGAGCCAAGAAAAGGGGATACGGAAGTTCGTGTATCTGGGCAAGATGGCTTTAAAGTTCGAGTGAGTGGCAGCACAGAAGCTGTTGAAATTCAATCCGGGAGTGCAACTATTAGAATTCAGCCTTATGGGACAGATGATATTTATCTTGAATATCTTAACTTAATTGAGCATGTCGTTAATACTGTTAAAATCAAAGGTCTTATTGAATTCAATCCGGAAACGGCCACAGAGATTCTGCCTAAGCAGTTCTATGGCCGTAGTGACTTAGAGGGTGAACTTACATGTCCAAACGTAATCAAAGTAGGTGCGGAAGCTTTTGTAAGTTGCGAGTATAGCATTGTGAAATTACCAAAGGCTACTGATATTGATATTAACGCTTTCAACTTATCTGAAATTAAAGTATTGGAAATTCCTTCCTTTTTTTGGAAAGATGACAACTTAAATCTTAGAGATAAATTCTATAATAAGTATGGTTTAAATAAAATTATCGTAGCCGATGAATCCGTACCACCTAGTGATATTGGCATTAATAGGGTAGATTTAGAAATTTATAATCATGACTCTACTAAAAAATGGAACGTTTTCACTAAAATGTGGGAGAAAACGGAGGCCTAAATGGACGAAATTAGATTATTGCTAATGGACTTCGGAATTCCGCCGTATTTCGCGGACATAGGATTCTGGGTGACCCTCTTAGGGGTCATCTGGGCCGCCCTTAGGGGTTCGTTTCGTGCGATGGTGTGGTTCTTGGAGCATACTTCGCTAGTTGCGGTTAAGCAAGAATTAGATGACCATTTGGCTCGACGTATGGATAAGCAGCGTAAGGACTATGACGATAAGTTATCCGATGCTATCAACAGTATCGCTGAATTAACAAAAAGTAATCAGGAAATACTAAAGCAGTTGGTCAAGTTGGAAGAACGAGATGCTGCGAAGTTTCACCGGCTTAATAACCTCGAAACTACGGTTCAAAGTCTGAGTACTGAACTGATGCATATCCAAGTTCTAAATAATATGCCCATAGGAAGAAGTATCACGCTTAACACGGACGATATAGGAGGTGACTGATAATGAAATATCAAATCATGAACCGACTAAAATCCGCATATAGTGCTGTTCGTGTTGCTAATATCCATCCTACAGGGGTGCTAGCAACACGAGCACTCGTGTTAATTATGATAATTCCAATCCTTGTCGTAGTAGGGCTCTTTGTTATCGCTACGGCATATGGGTTTGTATCGGATGATACGAACAAACTTATCTCAGTTGGCATTAACATAATCGATCACATATTCATCCCAAGTGTATTAACTGCGCTAGTAGGGTTCCTTGCGCTATGGATAGACAGGGATGGGAACGGCATCCCTGATAAATTAGAAGAACCGCCGAAAACGCCAATTAATACCGTAATAAATGAAAGGAGTGATTATAATGCACCTCGTTAGTCTTACTGACTTAAACGATTATTGCCGTAGAGCTTTAGGCAAAATCAATAAAATCTATTTGCACTGGACGGCAGGCAGGTATAACCAACAATTTGATGACTACCATATTAACATCGATAGGGATGGAAACATCTATATTGATGGCGAATTAACAGACCATAAAAACCATACATATATGCGCAACGGTTCTGCAGTAGGTATTGCTTTAGACTGTGCCTATGGTGCTCAATGGACTGATAATCTTGGCGAATATGCCCCTACAGATGCACAGATTGAAACATTGGCGCAGGTGGTAGCGTTGCTATGTGTTGACCTTGGCATTCCGTGTGATATTAGACATGTACTCACTCATGCCGAGGCTGCTGATAATATGGACGGCTATTATGCTCACGAACCATACGGACCTACCACGACATGTGAACGATGGGACTTATGGGCAGTACATGAGGGCGATACTCCTGGTTCCGGAGGAGATGTAATTCGTGGTAAAGCTAAATATTATGCCCAAGAATGGGGCAGTGTGATTTAGGAGGTATTATGAATGATAAAGTCAAATCCTATTTACAAAGCATTTGTGGTTATCGTTGGATGTGCATTATTGCTGGCATTGTCATCTTGCTCACCTGTGTTTGGATCTACGCCAACAAATCAAGTAATATTGACGACTCAGGAGTTCGCAACGCTCAAGGGCAACTTCGCAACGCTCGAGAGTACAATCGACAGTCAATTGAATACAATCACAGAGCTCGAGACGCAGTTGACAGTGGCGAAGCTATCAACAAGCGAATCGAACAATCAATTAATAGAAGCGTTGAAGCTAATCAAAGAACAACGGATGCAATTAACACAAGCCAAAATCTCGCTGGAAAAGCAAGAGCAGATGCTCAACGAGCAAAGGCTCTCGTTGGAGAAAGCAGAAATATACTTGAACGAGCAGAAGAAAGAAATTCACAAAGCAAAAATGAAACAGCGGAATAGCGCTATTTTAAATTATGTGTTAGGTGCGGCATTGGTATACACAGTGGCCAAGAATTGAGGTGATCCATTATCTCCTGAGCATGAGCAGGTGGACTCATGGATTGATAGTAATTAAGCAAAAGACCTTACTAGGAATATGTCCTGGTAAGGTCTTTTTTTGTTTATAAATAGCAATTGCGGATAGGGTAAAAATATGGTGTAATTAGGGTAATAATAGGAGGTGGGAGTAATGCTGAAAGTATTTAATAAAGACCCACATTTTATGAGGGATGCGGTAAAAGTAGACAACTATGCCGATGCATGGGATATAATATGCTCCATGCAACAGAGGCTAGGGAAAGGCATACTTCTTGTTGGTAGGGAAACATGGGAGGAGCTTAGATTGGTCGAGCATTTTCCTGATTTTATTTGGACAGATGATGTAAAGGCGGTATATGTTAATAGTGATAAAACTTTAATAATTGCTGCTCCATCAAAGTATAATCGAGCCAACGTTTTGAAGCTTATCAAATTTTTTGGACTCCACTATTCTATCCGAGAAATATAAATGTGAGCGTGTTAAATTCCGTTTAAAACTAAAACGGTTGCTTAACCGTTGCTCAACCTAAAACACATAAAATCCAGTAATTACGCGGACAAACGACACTTTTAAATAATTTCCGCTGGGGTAATTAATACCGCGGCACCACCAGCTCCACTCCGAAGTTCAACTCCATAATTAATTGGGCTTTCAAGTTTACGATCAGTTTTATAATTTTGCCCGGTGCTCCAGATTTTATCATACGTTTCTGGGGTTACATCAATAAATTGTGCAAATGAAGAACTAGCAACTGTTGCAAATAATGCCGCGATAGATAAAATTTTATAGAATTTCATTGTTTATCTCCCTTATTAATCTCCCATATTAATCTCTTACAAAGTCACATTGTACATAACAACCTTACCAATCAGGTATAAGTCATCTGTATTCTCGTAACTAAATATGATGTCCCGAAATGCCATATCCGAGCTATCAGGTTTAAATACAAATTCTTTATGTTGTTTATCATTGTAGAATCTTTTAACTGTATAATCCCCTCCATTCTTAATAACTACAATATCTCCGTCATGGATATCTGGCAGTTCTATATTTCTTAATACGGCGATAATAGCGCCGTTTTGGATAACGTTGTTCATGCTTTCACCGTTAACCGGCATAAGTATAATATTCTTATTGCCTGCGTAACGACCCATCATGAAATCAGGGACAGATATAGTAGGCATGAAGTTAATGGCGTCTATCGTGGTTAACGCGCCCGCTGATACAGATGCAGGTACGTATTTGTAATTGTTGAGGTGAACCATATCTATAAACGCATCAGATTCTGCGTCAAAACGGCTGGCTGATTCGAACTGTTCAAATTTGTCTGAATCGCCGTTAAACACGCTCGGGATATATTCATCATACATGTCGTTATCCTTATAAAACTGGGACAAACTTTTACCATATACATCGCATAATTTTTTGAGTAAAAACAAATTAATGGGCTCTATCTCTGCCTCATAATCCTCAAGGTCTTTCTTGGGGATTTTTGTTATTTTTGACAGGTCCGAAAGGGATAAACCTGAGTTCACTCTTTCATTGATTAGCGCCCCCCGGGATGCGGTCATCGGCTATCAAGTCCGAATCTGTTAGGTAATCAACAGTAACATCATAACGTTCCGCGATGCGCTTTAGCAAATCCAAAGGAATTTGTCTCTTTTCAGATTCATAATTACTTAATGTATTTTGAGCAACACCTAAGTCTTCGGCGAACTGTAGTTGACTAAGCCCTAACATGTGGCGTAATTGTCTTAATTTCATAAGTCTTCCTCCTTAAAAGTCTCCCTGCTTACACAATATCACATATAGCGATATTTTTCAAATATATTGTTGACGATAATCTCAAATTGAGATATACTAATATCACAAATTGAGATATTTTAGATGTAAAGGGAGGTGATTGGATGAGACAGTACTTGATTGATGCCAGAAATAAAAAAGGGCTCACCCAGGTTGAGGCGGCAAGTAAGCTTTTTATGTCTCAAAATTATTTATCAAATTTAGAGACTGGCAAAAGACAGAAAAGCCTTAGCGTGGCAACTTTAAAGGCGTTCTCAAAAGTTTATCAGATTCCGTTGGCTGATTTAATCGCATCAGAATCTGCATATGGAAATACCTAATAGGTAACGAAATTAAAAGAAACGAGGGCAGCAAATGACAGACATGGAGATTTTGTATAACGCTTACCGTGATAGCGGGTTGCATACCAATGAGGAAATGGAAAATTTACTCGGATGGTCGAACGGTAAGATTAGAACTATGAAAGCTCGGC